AAAAACCATCTGAGAAAAGGCTCAAAGAACAAAAAGAGAATATTCGAAGGTGGAGAAAAGCACAAAGACGAAGAATGGAGCGTGAATAAATGCTAAAATCGTTTTTCAACATACTTAGTGACACGGTGTCACCTAAGGAAAAACAACATGTCGTTATGACATCAACAAATAAGGAGAATAGTAATATGGGAAGAAAAGCACTATCAAGAACACAAAAGTTCTTAAATGCACTTCTAAGAGGTGGATCCATCTCATGGAAAGATGCCCAAAATGTATATGGGTTTAAATCTCCAAGAACTGTCGTTGATGGTTTGAGAAGAAAAGGTCATATGGTGTATATCAATAAAGATTCAAAAGGTACATCATATAGAATCGGAGCACCTACAAAGGAAATCATTGCAGCTGGTTTAGCTGCAACAGGACAATTAGTTTACACTAACTAATCATGTTTGATATTCCAACTTATACACCTCTAGTGGTACTTGTGGCAATGGGACTTATCATTCACAGTGTGACTGGTAATAAATCGACAACCACCGAAAAGAAAAAAACTAGAGGTCGTAAAAAGAAAACTTAATGTGTGGGGCTTATGCCCCATATATAGTAATATAGGCAATTCGTAAGACCTATCTGAGGAGTTTTAGCAATTGCGCTTAGTTTCGCCTCATTAAATCCTCAAACTAAAGCTGCGAGTTAATGTTTTGGTCGTTTTAAACTCTAAAAAGAAAAACGACCGCTTGACATTTTATAAATAATAACCATATAATATTATAGAACGCCATTTAGGGTTCTGTAATTAGTCGCTTAAGGAGGACAAACAATGACACTAACTACATTTAATAAACTCAGACCATACTCTGTAGGGTTTGACGATATCTTCAATCAATTTGATAGACTGTTGGACACACCAGCACCATCTTATCCACCATACAATTTGATCAAATCAAAAGACGGTGAGAAATATAAAATTCAATTGGCACTTGCTGGTTGGAGTAAAGATGATGTAGAGATTGAAGTAAAAGAAAATACACTTACTGTGAACTCAAAGAAAGATATGGTAGAAAACGATGAAGAACATTTATATAAAGGTATTTCTACTAGAGCTTTTGAAAGATCATGGACTCTTGCAGATGACATGAAAGTCCATGGTGCAAAATTTGAGAATGGTTTGTTGGAGATTTCTTTAGAGAGAATTATTCCTGAAGAAAAGAAACCAAGAACTATTGATATATTATAATTAAATGTAGGGCGCTTCGGCGCCCTTCAAAAAATAGTTTGACTTTTTTGTTAAATTATGATATAATATGGATACATATTAACAGAATTAATTTTTGTAGTTAACTCTAATTAATTCGCTAACGGCCACAAAGGCCAGAAAGTGAGAATGGAACAATGATATATCCATTAAAAAAGGTGGCTCAACTCCCTATTGAGCAATTAAATCCACCTACACCAGATTTTTCAATGGTGCCGGGTGCAAAAATAAAAAAACAAATCAAATTAAAATTAAAAGATATTCACATTGATGATAACTCAGGTAATACTGCTCGTTATCACGGTACAGACCCAGCTGCTGTGGAATCTTTAGAAAAATCTTTATCGAACGGTTGGGATTCCAGTGAATATTTGGGGTGCGTTAGACCTTTACCAAAAGGAAGTTCTTATGCATACGAATTAGCATATGGATTTAATAGATGTGAAGCTTTTGACAATTTATATGGTGAAGATTTTGAAATGTGGTTTGATGTTATAGAATGTGATGACAGCGCCTTATATGATGTTAGACTTATTGAAAATGAAGGTCTACCTAAAAGCACAAATAAAGAAATTGATATTAAGAATACCATTATGCAAAAGATTAAAAGTGGTTATTTGACAGCTGATGAAGATTCAGTTAGTGATTATGTTGATAGAGTTTGTGTTTTTAGAACTAAACAATCAAAAGATAATATTGTTAAATTAGTAAAAGAAGCTGCTAATATTGGCGATAAGTTTACCGAATATTCAGAATCAAAAGCAAAAAGGTGGGTTAAAAATCATAGCACAATCAAATATGAATTTGGTGGTAAAAAAGTAAATAATGTTCATACATTTTTATGTAAACAAGGTTCTGCTTATAGAACTTATCATAGAATGATTAGAAGACACCTTGAAACAGGTTTACCTTGCCAAGTTGTTTTTCATGTAGGAAGACCTACACCAAACATGACAGTTGCTCAAAAAAGAAAAAGTACATTGGATAACTGGAATGAGGGTATTGAAAACTTAAATAAATTGGGTTGCGATACAAGCTTTATGAAAGTTGCAGGTTTTTTACCACAATTGGTAGATATTGACCAATGGCACAGTTTAGTAAAAGTAAAATAAAGTAAAATTAAATGGCCGTTTTAGGCTTGCTTTTAACGGCCATTTATGATATAATAACGATTGATGTTTAAATACAATGAAAAAAAGATTCTCAAAGAGATAGAAGACTATATTGAATCCACTTACGGACAACATTATTCTTCTAAAGATATTCAGGTACAAGACCTATTTCAAAGTATAGGTATTGCATCGGATTTTTGTCGTGGTAATGCGATGAAATATCTTGCACGTTATGGCAAGAAAAGTGGTAAGAATGAATATGATTTATTCAAAGCCATACATTACATTATATTATTGATAACAAGTGAAAGGTTAGATAATGCAAATAAGCGAAAACACTAGAGAAATCTTAAAAAGTTTTGCCGATATCAATACAAATATATTGATTAAACCTGGTAAAAAACTTGCAACGATTTCCACAAGAAAGAATATCTTTGCGAAAGCAGAGGTAGAAGAAGAATTTCCCAATGAAATGGGTATCTATGACTTGAATGAGTTTCTTGGTACTCTTGGTTTGTTTCAAAAACCTACATTGAAATTCGAAGAAAAGAATGTATTGATCAACGAAGAAGGTGTTTCAACAAAAACAAAATACTTCTTTAGTGATCCTTCAATTCTGGTATCACCGCAAAAAGAAATCAAAATGCCACCTGTTGATGTAACATTTACATTAACACAGACTGACCTATCAAAGGTCATTAAGGCTTCTGCTGTGATGCAATTACCTGATATTGTTGTAACTGCTAAATCTGGAGGTGATATCTTTTTGACAGCAGTAGACAATAAGAACCCCACATCAAATGATTATTCAGTAAAAGTAGGAGAAAATGCACCTGCAAACTTTACTTTTCATTTTAAATCAGAAAACTTTAAGTTAATTGATGGTGATTATGATGTCGAAATATCTAAATCATTAATTAGTCATCTTAAACACCGATCTAAAAATGTTGAGTATTGGATTGCTTTAGAACCATCATCTAAGTACGGAGGTTAATCGTGGTTGAAAACGATAACTTTTTGTGGGTCGAGAAATATCGACCACGTACAATAGATGATTGTATTCTACCAGATGCACTTAAAGAAACCTTTAAGACGTTTCTGGCACAAGGTGAAATACCCAATCTCTTGTTATCAGGCACTGCAGGTACGGGCAAAACAACAGTTGCTCGTGCCTTGTGCGAAGAATTGAGTTGTGATTATATCATACTGAATGGTTCTGATGAGGGTCGTTCAATTGATGTTGTTCGAAACAATATTAAAAACTTTGCTTCGACAGTATCATTGAGTGAATCTGGTCCTAAAGTTGTCATCATTGATGAGGCCGACTATATGAATCCAGAGTCCGTGCAACCTGCACTCAGAAACTTTATCGAAACATTTTCTAAAAACTGTCGATTTATCTTTACTTGTAATTTCATAAACAAGATTATTGCACCCATACATTCCAGATGTACGGTCATTACTTTTAGAACAGACAAAAAAGATAAACAAAAGATTGCAGGTGGTTTTCACAAACGACTAAAAGATATCTTAGACAATGAGAATGTGGAGTATGATGATAAGGTACTTGCAGAATTAATTATCAAACACTATCCAGACTTCCGTAGAACAATCAATGAACTACAACGATACTCTGTATCAGGTAAAATTGATACAGGTATTCTTGTATCGATGTCGGAACAATCTTTCAAAGAGCTGACGAATGTTCTGAAGAAGAAAGACTTTGTGGCATTGAGAAAGTGGGTTGTTGACAGTA